TCGTCTCATGCGTTCCTATTCTCACTGGTTCATTCACTGGTGTGAATACGAGCCCATCGATTTTTTGTTCGACTTTCGGAAGATAGTCATCCATGAACGTTTCAAAATCTCTCATATGATGAAACGTTTTACATTTGAGTCGATACTTATCCGATTTCATATAAATGATATTCTTCATCAGAGAGCGAGAAGCTTCGATGCGTTCCGTGAGTGTTTTGTCCCACACAGATTTACCTGCAACCAGAACTGCGTCATACACCATGAGGGTATTACCTCCATACAATTCACCATCCAAAATGGTTCCATCATATGCACTTTTGTTCAAATTGATAGGGACTTCAAACATATGAAACGCCCGATTTACAAATAGACATTTTCTTTTTCCGTCAAACGTGAGTGCCACCATCATATGTCTCTCACCATCGGTCTTTTCACATACCACATAGTCACCATCCTTCAGAATCTGAAAGTGTTTACGTTCTATGGATATAGGTTGTGGACCCGGAAAATAATCCTTGCTCCCCCATCGAGCGTGGATAAAGTCTATGACGTATTTGTGAAGCGGGTTGGACATGTATTATGTTGTCGTGGAAACTTTAATTGACTTTGACACCAGCTGCATTAAGAATATTGCTCACACATTCATGTGTATAAGTCAAGGTCAACTTAGCTGCTGTAAATGCGTGAATTTTAACATTTTGTCGTAAAAATTTCTCAAACATTTTGGGACTCACTTTGGAATCTTTATTCTTCTGCATAGTTTTACGGACATTTGCGGTGTTCATCATCCATGCACGCGGTTCAGTTTTCTGAACTTGATAAATGTTAGTTCCAACTTTTTTACCAATTTCTGTATCAAAGTGGAGACCCATTTGACTGACTGGTTCCGTAGAACCCTCTTTGACCTTTGTCTTGAACATATCCCAATCAACGCCTTCCTTTACACCTGGAAATACGAGACATCCTACACCTTCGTGCTTCTCGAAACACTGATCGAGTGACGCATCATCGATACCAACACCAAAGTCAATAAAGATGATTCTATCATGCGTCTTCATACACTTTTCAACTACGTCAGCTTTCTCATATGGGTCATCATTCACATAGACAATTTGATTGTCAATTTTTCTTTGAATACATCTCATATTGATTCGAAGAACACCGTGTAGCGTCTTCACAGTACATGACTTCGAGCGAGTGACTATAACGGTAACCAATTTCATATTTTTATATATACTTCTAAGCCTTAAGCCTTTCACTCATGGATCCACTGAATGGTAGGTTCCCGACGTGGCCGAGTGTTGTATTTACATCAGCATAAATTTTACCACCGACTTGTTGCCAACGACGACAGAATGCGTAATCCTCACTGAGATATCTCTTATTACCTGGATCAATCATACAGTCAAACACGGCGTGATAATCATCAAAGTCCCTGTTTTGATGGTCATTTTTACACCAAAGTTCGGGAAATTTCTCTTCTAGTGTTTTAAATACGGAACGCTTGATGACCATAAATCCAGTTGGTCCATCCAAAATTTCTATAAAACCATTAGTCACGGGTCTCGTAGTTGCTCCAAAATTAATTACGAGACTTGACGATAGCATGGACATATCCCGTTCGTCTCCCCTTTTCACAGCTTCGGCAGCCTGATCCCACATCACAACCTTTTTAGGGTAACACGAGACTGAAAGATCATGACCAGATTTTATGAGACGAACGACAGCCTCTGGATCAAAGTGAATATCCGCATCAATGAACATGAAATATTCACAGTCCGTTTTCTGCATAAATCGACCTACGGAAACATTACGGGCACGATGTACGAGTGATTCATTTTCGGTTGTATCAAGATATAATTGAATTCCTTCTTTTATTAAAAGAATTTGAAGTTTAATAATACTAGACATATATTTCTCTAGACACAGACCACCATAGCATGGTGTAGAAAGAAAAAGTTTGGTCATATATTATGACTGGTCTTTAACCTCTAAGTGCTTTTTAATGATGATCTCAATTTTATTCAGTGTTGGTACAGAAACTGAACACTTTTCACACATCTCCGCCTTCGTCACATCTGGACTCAGTACCATGTAGATAATAGTAGATGCCACACTATTCGGGGTCTTACTCATCAAATCTACACAATCCTCGGTAGCATTACACATTTTGACGCATTTCAAGCGCTGTTCTCGGGTAACTGAAAATGAATTTAGAAGCCTCTGCATCACGTCGAATGCCTTTGTCACATAATTCTTTTCAGTTACACCCATGATTGTTTCTTTGAACATTTGTGTTGTGCGACTAATATCTTTGGATTGAATTCCAAACATGTCCGCAATTTCCTTCGTCGTACGGGGATGTTGAGCAAGTCTACACGCATAGAGTACACAATTTGCTTTGATCCCCAAGCGCACCGCACCACGGGTAAGCTTCCCATCGTTGAATTTTCTATAAAACATTTTAGCGTCTTTGAGAACAGATTCTGGAAGTGTATGACACGCCTCGTCAATGTCTCTGTATGCATGAAACAATGAACGATCTTTGTGATTCATGGACATGTGAAAGTTAATCTTCGCCATACGTTTGTTCTCATATGTGGAACCACGCTGTGTAGAAATAATTGTTCCCTTTCCCCAATTCTGTGAAAAGAGTTCAGGGTTTGCATTAGGATTTCCACACCTCGATGGATCATTTACCTTTCCGTCATCTGTTACTCCACTTGTCCATTCCGCAGTATCATCTATAAAGTATGAGTCAACTAAACCACACCCCGAACATGTCGGTAGTCCTTCTGGAGAAATGACTTTGACATCGGAGCATTCTCTGCAAATATTCTTATTCACTGGCTTTTCATCGTTTTCTTTTGGTAATAGAGCGTCTAATTCAGACCATATAGCTGCCAGCATTGTTTTATGAATGTGGCAATCTTTTTTAGAAATTCATAAAACGCATCACTTACTTAGGCTTCTCTCAATCATATCGACCGTTTCTTTGAAACTCCTCCCACCTGGAGATGTGGGTTTCCATTCAGCCCACGCACTGTCAATCGACTTGTGATCAGGTGGTGGAGAACCGTCCACCTCATCATCTGGTACGATGAAATCCGCCATCTCCGAGTCTGTTTCATCGTTATATATGTCACTATCACTGTCTTCAACATCAATCTCGGAGTAGAATGCGAACTTGTCCGTACCAAGTGCCTTCATTTCGAGATCTTCAAACGTAGTTCCACTTGGGTAGTGCTCCATCACACTTTCGTAAGGTGCAGGGGATAAGTCTCCTGCGTCTAATTCATATACACATGCGGATTTGTAGAAGAGTTCAGTGGGATTGAGATATCTCAGGCCGAGAGTATTTCCCGTATTCATTCCAACAACCCCGTACATTTCATCTTCAAGTCCATCTTCGTTTACTAAAACTTTGACAATATCATTTTCATTTATTTCTTTTGGCACGATCATGCTTAGAGTTTTCGGGCAAAAAATTATCAGCGATAATATCACAGATGAAAGTTACTATTTATTCGAAGGAAGGATGTCAATATTGCGACCATGCGAAAACCTTATGCGAGTCGGAAGGTCTCGACCATGAAAAAATCATGGTTGACAAAGAAGAACTCAAACAATTGTGTGGTGGCTCAGTGGCAACTTACCCTCAAATATTTATTGATGGACGTCGCATCGGAACGTACTTTGAATTTCAAGACTACATAGAAGATGAATACGAACCAATTCTCGCTCCCACCTTAAACAGATTCACCGTCTTCCCCCTGAAGTATCCTGAACTTTGGGAACTCTATAAAAAGGCACAGATGTCCAACTGGACAGCTGAAGAGGTGGACTTGTCTAAGGATATGGACGATTGGAAAACACTCAATGATAATGAACAGAAATTCATAAAGTACATCCTAGCATTCTTCGCTGGATCCGATGGAATTGTTTTTGAAAATATCAACAACAATTTTGCTGACGAAGTGCAAATTTCCGAAGCTCGCTCATTTTATGCCTATCAGTCACACAATGAAATGGTTCATGGTGAGACCTATTCTAAACTCATTGATAAATATATCAAGGATGGTGCTGAAAAGAAGCAGCTCTTCGAAGCCATCCAAACTGTCCCTTGCATAGAGCGTAAGGCCAACTGGGCTCTCAAGTGGTTCGACAAGTCTCGACATTTTGCTGAGCGTCTATTCGCTTTCGCCTGTGTGGAGGGTATCTTCTTTTCTGGAAGTTTTTGTGCCATCTTTTGGCTAAAGAAAAGAGGACTCATGCCTGGACTTTGCTTCAGTAATGAGCTCATCTCTCGAGATGAAGGGCTTCATCAAGAATTTGCCGTCGAGTTGTTTAAACTCTTGAGAAACAAACCATCGACAGAAACTATTCACTCCATCGTGAAAGAAGCTGTGGAGATCGAGAAGAACTTCATCCTCGATGCTCTACCATGTAATCTCATAGGTATGAATTCGGAAAAGATGTCTGAATATATCGAGTATGTCTCCGATCGTCTTCTGAAACAAGTTGGTCAACCACCAATCTGGAACTCCAAAAATCCTTTTGACTTTATGGAAAACATCTCACTCGATGGTAAGACGAATTTCTTCGAAAAGAGGGTGGGTGACTATGGTAAGTTAGATGATGATTCAGCCGAAATTGGTTTTGACGAAGATTTTTAAGGTTTTTCATTTTACAACCAATTGATAAGAACTGTTTGTAGAATACTTTAACCAAATAGAGTACCGTCAGACTCGACAGGCATTGGCACGAGGTTACGACCACTGTCGGTGAGCTCAATCTGATCCTCGGCAAACCCTGGCCTAGGATCGGGAGCTTCAACCATAGGGACGGGGGGTTTTACGACGACCTTCTCACCCTTCTTGACGGACTTCTTTCCACCACAGCCACAACCCTTTTTAGCGGCACCCTCCTTCTTTATGTTCATCATACCCCACACAACGAGGATGAAAACGAGGGTGTGCACGAGAAGACCCATGGTAGATGGGCAACCCGTGGGGGTGGCGATCCTGGGACCCAAGACTCGCCTGACGAGACGGAAAGTCTCGGGGTTAGCGATAATAAAAAAGGTGAGACCAGAGACAACGGAAATGATAAATTTCTCCTGTTGCTTCTCACCATTACAGCCACATCCACAATCTTTAAAAAGACCCATGATTACTTTTGTTATATGTCAATAAAAAAACTTACTTAAAGTCGAGCGTCCTAACATAGATATAACCAACTACAAAATGTCGCTCACTATCCAACGCTCCTCCGAATTCTCTGCTGATGCTGTGCAGTTTTCGAAACTTCGTAAGAACAAGAATGGCGGTAAGGCCGTCTATCTCAACGCTGGCGACAACAAGAAGCTCTACATCCAGTTCCCTTTCATGCGGTCTCCGTATGGTATGAGTGCTTTCACTGATGATACCACGGGGCGCACATCCTATTCTCTCGATCTTTCTTTCGATCCTGATAACGCCGAGGCGATGGAGCTCCATGACAAGCTCAAGGCGCTCGATGATATTATTGTCAACACCGTCGCTGCCAACTCTAAGGAGTGGCTCGGTAAGGAGTTCAACGTCGCCGTTCTCAAGGAGGCACTCTACAAGCCCATGATTCGCCCTGGTAAGGAGCAGTATCCATCGACCATCAAACTCAAGATTCTCACCAAGCCTGATGGCTCTTTTGTACCTGAGGCGTACTCGATGCAGAAGCAGCCCGTCTCTCTCGATACTATCGAGAAGGGGCAGAAGTGTATGGCCATCGTTGACCTCAACCAGATTTGGTTCATCGACAACAAGTTCGGTGTGACGATCCGCCTTCAGCAGACTCTCCTCGAGCAGTCTGCCAAGCTTCCCTCCTTCGCCTTCCAGGGTCTTGACCTTCCCGAGGATGACGTTGAGGTAGATGTTGAGGTTGAGGAAGAGATGGATGAGGTTGATGATCAGTAAAAAAATCAAAATATATACAAATGAAACTTTTGAAAGAATATTCTAAACCAGAAACAAATCTGAAGATAAAATATTTTAAGGATGGTGATATGGTTATTAAACAGATACTTGATAGTGATGTTGTCATTTATGAACAAAGTCTTCTCAATACATCTATAACCGAATTCACATTCGACAAAATTTGTTATAATGAATTATATGAAAAAGAAACGAATAGCGTAAATGGCTTTACATCAAAATTCGCTGAATCTGCTAAGTGTGCTATTCAATAAATTAAACCCATTATTGGTAAGTTGTAAAAAAACTTCTTACGAATAAATAAGTATGTCAATCGAGAGTAATGTTAAGAAATTACTCAGAGGAAAGAAGGCGTGTTCTCCAGCACAACATCTCATGATTAAAAAACCAAATGGAACCATGACCAAAGGTTCTGTAAAAATTGGTCAAGGTGAATATGGTAAAGTGTATCGTGGATGTGTCAACGACAAATGTGAAAAGTACATCGTGTACAAAGAAACCACAGACCCATCCGCAAAGATGGAGTTTACCATTGCGAAAAAGTTGGAAGGTTTTGGAGTTCCCAAAATGTATTTATACAAAAACTGTGACGGTAAAGATATCCTCTACTCCGAATACATAAATGGTAAAGAATTTAACGAGTGGTGGAAGACCGAACCGACTCTTGAAGCGACTAAATCTGTCATCGCTCAAGTAATCTACAACTTGTATAAAATTCATGAAAAGTATCCTGGTTTTAGACACCACGATCTTCATGGTGGAAATGTTCTCGTGCGCCCAGTCCCAAAGAAGAATATTCAAATTAAATTGAAAAATAAGACATATACGATTTCAAACGGTGGTGTCGAAGCGGTCATAATAGATTTTGGATTTTCCGCGTTTCCTCGCATCAAGAATCCCTTGATTAATTCAGGTAATTATAGAAATTTGGGTATTTCTAGAAATTCGGATAAATTATATGACTTACACTATTTCTTAAATGGTATTCATAATTTGGTAAGAAAACCACGAGACAGAACTGAAAGGCGAGTGTATAATTTTATTACTTCTCTTATTCCGATTGGATACACAAACCGAACATCATATGTCGTGAAGAATTACCGTCTCAGAGGAAACCGTGGACAAAAACACTATAAGAATCTACCCGATTTTGAGACCGTTTTATCTAAATCATTCTTCACGGGTGAGAAAAAAACACTTCCTGTACCAAAGACACAGCCACAACCAAGGGTTGTCGTTGCTCCTCCCAAACCAAAGACACCCACTGACAACAAAAACGCATACGCACGTGCCGTAGCTATATTTAAGGCTGGTAAGGTTCCGCCTCAACCCAAAAAAAGACCTGGTATCGTAGCGAAGAAGGTAGCTCCGTATAAATTTACCAATGTGACTGCTAAAGAACGTGTCTATAAATATAAAGGTGCGTACGAAAAAGCTTTAGCGAAAAATAATGAACTCAAAGCACAACCTTGAAAGTTCGTTTAGTTCCCTCGTCAACTTCTGAGAGTATCTTAAACTTTGGAGTCTTGATGAGTTTCTCACCATTCTTAGTAACGAATGATTTCATCCGTTCAACTTCACCACGGGGCATTTTCCTGGTGTACTTGAGCGTGACATTTTTGTTTCCTATGGAGAATACAGTCGACGACATTTATTATCTTGAGAGATAATAAACAATGTTCGCTTTCATCATCCTCGCAATTATCGATATTATCATTCTCATGCAAACTGGTCAGGTCAAGAAGGCACCCGTCGAGGGTGGCAAGAAGTGGACTGTTTTCGGCACCATGGGTTGTGGATGGACTCGAAAGCAGTTGGACTACATGAAGAAGAATGGTAAGCCTCACGAATTCGTCGATTGCGACAAAGATGGATGTGAGGGTATGAACGCCTATCCCACCATCAAGCACCCTAATGGTGAGACTACCACAGGGTACAAAGAGGTTTAAAAAATTGATACTCATAAATGGTTTTTAACCAATTATCAATATTGATATTTACTCCCATCTTGGACTTTCTTTAGTAAAATCATACGTGTAAGTTTGGGCTATGAATTTGATATCCGCCGTGGTTATGACTTCTTCTTTATCGGCATTCTTAATAATTATATAAGAACCCTTATCAGCAGACTCTTCACCACCACCAGACATGCGTTTGGTGTATTCATCACCCTCACCACCTGGCTGGTTTACAATTTCAATTTTGGATATTTCATCTTCGTATCCTAAATCAATCTCAATCCAAGCTGGATTGTCACTATGATCCGAGTGCCATAATGTACCAAGATCTCCATCAACGGCTTTCGAACCTTGATACCACGATCTACCTCTATGAACTCCACTAACTTCAGTGGCTGTGTTGATGGCTATATTAAAACCATTTTTATCAAATACACGAATTTCATTTGGAGTTAATACATCCGATGGACCATCCTCATGAAAAGTAAAACGTACATAACGTCCGATGGGGAGTTGGGTACCTCCATCCTCATCCTCATCCTCATCCTCATCCTCATCCTCATCCTCATCCTCATCCTCATCATCATCTGGTATCACAAATGTACAACCACTGCCAGACCGAGTGTATCCATAGTCACAAGAATCGAGGACGCAATCGCCATTTTCGTCGATCACATAGTTACCCCCAACACTTTCACCTTTACATATATCCCCCTCTTTTGGTTGGTTAATGAAATATGCACCACCCGCAAGGACTGAAAATACAGACGACATCATCATCATCATGACGACAATTATGATCATGTCCTGAGATCCAGCCATGGTGTCTTATATTATAGTATCAAGATTTAAATGCCACGGACAACGGAAAGACCAACCGATAGAATGAAAGCATCAAGCATGGTGTCGATTGGCTTAAGCACAGTGATGTGCTTCACAAGGGAACGGTTCCACACGAGGCGGAGGAGGAAAGTGCTGATGAGAATTGTGAGTACGAAGGTGAGGAACTCAGTGAGCGCATCGGACTTTGTTTCAGCCTTGGTAACTTCTTGGATCATTTATTACTAACGGACATTTTTTTCTGCTTAGATTACAAATGAAAGGACTGCCACTGAGTGGATCCGAAAGTAGGTTCACAAACAGGCGTTGGGGTACGACGACTGGTATTGGGAACAACAACTGTTACGCCTACGCAGTGGGTGACTACGAGGCGTACAGGTGGCAAAAATCTATTCCAGGGGATCGATCTGGACTCTCGAATGGAAATCACAATTATACCCATTGTACAGGTCTTCCAAATCGTGTCGTTTCAGATAATCCCAAAAAAGTCTACAAAGCCAAAGCCAACGAAAAATGTAAGAAAGGATACTACAAAGTCATGATGTTTGTCTGTCCTGGAAGACCCACAAACTATATTCGTCAGGGTGACTTTCATTTCTATAAACAGCATGGTGTTGTGGAGTACAAAATCAAATCTGGTGACACCGTTGTCTCTGTAGCTAAATTTTTCAAGGTTCCTGAATCTCGGATAAAGAGAGCTGGATCATTCAAGGTTGGTAAACGTATAATATTCAAAGCAAACGTCTTCAGTCACAAGCGTGGGTGGGCGACTGGACCACTTCTGACTGATGCGAATGGGAAAAGTATCGTAGATCCCCGTAAGGCGTCTCGGAACTACCCAGGTCTAAACTATGAAAGGTACTGTAGTTCATTCTGCGTCAAGGATCGTGGGATCAAAGTCGGTAAGACTCACCCCAAGGTCCGCAAGAATACTGTCTAAATCTGGAGTATTTTCAACATCGAAAGTAATATCAAAAAGATCTAATACATCAAATATAGATTCTTCATTCAAGGACACAGAGTTTGCCTCTGCTGTGTAATTGTTCTGAATCGTGACGATAATTTTAAATTGAGATGCATCAAACACTTTTCTACACGTGGGGCATGTATTCTTACCTCTATATTTCCATTCCTGTAGACAGTGGGAATGAAACACGTGTCCACAACGAAGTGGGGGATTTGATCTTGTTTCCCTGACTTCATTGAGACATATGGAACATGTCGACATTCTATAGGAAGGTTTTAAAGTTTTTTTTGTAATTTTTCTCAGTTAGTAAATGTTGGGAACCTTGAGAAGGGGCTTGTCGCAGGTGTTGCAGTTACCCTTACCCTGTTGCTCCTGTACCTGGGTCATGAGCTGAGGACCCTGCTTCTGGAGAAGTTGACGGTACGAATAGTTGTCCTCGAAGGAGATACCATTTTGCTTCATCATGTAGTTGTTAAAGAGCTGAGCGGACGTGTTTACGGTGAAGCACCGACCATCGGCCATACCAAGTCGCTGCGACATTTTGTTAATATTACATCAGAAATTAATTTGTCTATTGGTGATCGTTTTCATCCAAGATTCGAAACCCTTCTCTCTGAGTTTTTCGATAAACGGTTCACATTTATATCCCAAATAAACATCAAAGACATCCGTCTCCTCGGTGCGAGACACACGAATCTGAGGATTTTCGTTGATGTGCTGGTTGATGATGTTATAGGCGAAAGCAATCTCCTTCAGAGTCTCCGCACCAGTGATGATGATCTTCCCCGTACTGAAAATACTGCATGTGATTTCTTTCATGTCATGGGCTGGTTTGAACTTGATCTTGACGGCTGAATATCTGTCTGGTTCGAAAGAAACTTTGAAAATATCGTTGTATTCTTCGAACCAATCTGCCACTTTCATGAGGTTGATGTTGTAATTGAGACTGAAGTTGGAATTGATCATGACCACCCGAAAAGAGTCTTCGGGGAGATTGATTTCCAAACCCAAAAAGGTCTTGAAAATGTGAACCAATTGGGTGATGATGCGTTTGCAATCGAAGAGGTCACAACACCCTGCGACTTGGATCGAACCATTGGGAAAGACCTTGACAGATTTGGTGCTGTATGTGTCGTGGTAGGTGAGTGTCACCTGGTTATAAAATGTCGTGGGCTTCAGTTTCCACTCAAAACCCTCCGTATTTGTTCCCATTCGTCTCATCTTGTACGAACCAATTCTTTCAAATACACTTCGAAGCTTCTTTATGTCAATCTCCTTATTAAAACTTGACACCATGGTGATCGTCGTAATTTTTACCCAAGAAGGACGAATCTCTTCGGGTAGAGCGTTTCGCATCTCATCGAGGGTGAGGAGATACGAAAAACTATTATTGGCGATTGATGAGTACATTTTTTCAACATAGTTTTTGTATTTGGGTGGGGTCACTTAGGTTTTAATTTAAGGATGATTATATATCGTGGAAATACCCGTCGCACCTGTTCCGTGATCCATATAAACATTTCCATTATTGTGCATGACTAACTTATGCTGCCCGTTTGGAACGTTAGAGTCGTGTGACATCGTACAACGACCAGCTGTATATCCTGGCTGACTATAAACACAAACGTTGCCATCTCCCTGTATATGGGCTGTTGCGTCACCGTCGCGATTAGACATTAAACACCATCTAGCAACACTCGGGTCTGATTGATTTATACACAAGTTATTATCACCTTGGAATACTAAATAATAAGACCGATCCGCTGAATAATAATGTGTACCTTTAACAAGTTCCTGAGGATCTAAAAATGTAGCCACTGTTGAACTTGGTAAGGTTGAGGCATGGAAGATGATTTCGTCACCAACACCACTTCCACTTCCATCTCCATCTCCACCCTCATCCTCATCACCATCACCACCTCCATCCTCATCACCATCTGGTACCACTACGACACAACCACCACCAGATCGAGTGTATCCCGAATCGCAATAATCGAGAACGCAATCACCATTTTCGTCGATCACGTAGTTACCCCCAACACTTGTACCTTTACACTCATCACCCTCCTCAGGTTTGGTCATAAAGTAGGTACCACCCGCAAGGACCGCAAACACGGATGACATCATCATCATCATGACGACAATCATCATGTCCTGAGATCCAGCCATGTCACTTTATATTATAACCATATAATTAATCATCTCGAATACAGTGGGAGAATCACTCTGTACACGTGAATCTCGCCCGAGTTCCTGCGATGGTTTCATTTTTACCAAACGATTGCCAGTGTGCCTGTGCTCCACCTACATTATTGGGTCCATAATATTCCTGTAAATCTTGATTACTATCTAAATAACACTGAGCTTCTGCATCAGTTAAAGTGAGTGGTATACATTCGAATCTCGCCCGAGTTCCTGCGATAGTTTCATTTCTACCAAACGATTGCCAATGTGCCTGTGCTCCACCTACATTATTACCTCCGTAATATTTCTGTAAATCTGGATTACTATCTAAATAACACTGAGCTTCTGCATCAGTTAAAGTGGTTGGTAACGCTACAGGCGCATCAGCACCAGCACCAGCACCAGCACCAGCATCAGCATCAGCATCAGCATCAGCATCAGCACCAGCACCACCTCCACCTCCACTTCCACCTCCACCTCCACCTCCACCTCCACCTCCACCTCCGCTTCCACTTTCATCTTCATCACCATCAGGCACCACTACGACGCAACCACCACCAGACTCTGTATATCCGTAGTCACAATAATCGAGGACACAATCACCATTTTCGTCGATCACGTAGTTACCCCCAACACTTGTACCTTTACACTCATCACCTTCTTGGGGTTGATTCATAAAGTAGGCACCACCCGCAAGGACCGCAAACACGGATGACATCATCATCATCATGACGACAATCATAACCATGTCCTGAGATCCAGCCATGTCACTTTATATAATACTTAGAGAAAACATTTGCCTTAAAGGTACATGACCTCCTTCATAAAGTCCGCCAAATCTGTTCATGATGTAGATTCTGATCTTGCATATGTTGAAATTGTTTACGAGCGTTATGTGAAGGGTAGAGGTTACGCAACGTTCACGGATTACATGAATACTGAACCTCTGGCAGACTGGTCGTACCTCGAGTCTGAGAAGCAATCTATTCCCTATGAGAAATTTCTCGACACAATGGTCAAGAAAACACTCGAAGTTCGTCAGCGTATGGCTGAACTTATTCTCGATAACGTTTTAGCGTATGAGCAAAGTGATCGAGTGTATGTTCGCATTGCGCATGCTATGAAAATTTTGGATCCAACATTCCAACCACCTCGTATAAACATGGAGTGTGCTTGGCAGATGGAGATCATCAAGAAGTTATGTAAGAAGTACTTGCCCGAAGCTATTCAAAATTGTATGAATACATCTCGACTCAAATATTTCTTCAACGTCGTAAAAATAATAGAACTAGAGCAATAATGAGGATGCCCAGAAAGATCCAGAAGTAGGGTACACTCTTATTAGATACACCAACTTTAACTTTTTTCGTCTGACGTGTGAATCCGTAATCAATGTTCCGTTGAGGGCGTACCTTTTTATTAATTAGACATGGTTTAGTCTCGTCTTTGCAAAGACCTGTGCTACAGAAAACACTTTTCTCCTTAACTGGAATTTGGACAGTTTTTTCCATTTCAACAAAATCCGCAAAATCTCCCGTCTCTCGCACACCTCCTGGAAGAGAAAAGTCGTGTGTGACAAATGGGTTCACGTCATTGATGGCATCATCGTCGTTGAGCATATATTCACTCATCGCTGTTATTACTACTTCAGATTATAATTTTTTTCATGGATTTTGTACCGATGTTCCTCCCACATTTTATCCAGATCAACATTCAGCATATGTGCAAGTTGAAAGAGATAACTAAAAACATCTCCCATCTCCATCATAACATCGGTACCACGCTCCTTCTTGAGGTTTGTTTTTTTGTAGGTTTTTTTGTACTGGCGGATAGCTGATGCTAGTTCCCCAAATTCCTCCGTCAACAAAAGCCAAACTGTATCTACAGCGGCACGGTCCCATCCCTTCGAGCGACAGACCTTCTCGGTTTCGGTTTTGTAATAGTTTAGACTCATGACTTATTATTCCATGGTTTGTAATCTTTAATTGATACCAATTTTGTTGTTGAAGTCAATCTTTTTTCCAGTGGTACTGGTGTTGATGGGTTGATCCAGGGGGGTGCTAATAGTATCGATATCACGAGTATAAGCGATGTATTGAGATACCCCAGTCTGAATTTGCGACATGGCAGTGTTGATAACACGAGTATTCATGGTCTTGACCTGTTCTTTGACTTGATTGTAATGATCACCCGAGTTGTTGATGAACACCATCCGCATGATACCATACAAATCATCTACATTTTGGTAGTCAATGGCGATACCAGTCTTGTCCTTGAAGGCCTGGCGAATACCACGCTGGAGAAGATTTGTGTTGAAATCGGAAAAAAATAGGGTATTCAGTGGGGTGTCACACTGCTTGATGGAATCAAGGTGGAGGTTATCACACATTTAATATACTCGCCGAAAAAAATTATATGTACATAGTAAATGCTGAACTTCGCTGACTTTAATGAAGTATACGCCAGCAAACCCCCAACTTTTGAGGAAATACCATGCAAACCCCCAGCCTGTTTCGTGGGTTCTTATGCGCCAGTGGCTAAGGCGGGTGAGGAGGGACCATTCTATGTGAACACATATCTCCTTCAACCCAACCGCAAGTTCGAGACCTTCGGCACCGTACCCGTGAGGAGCAAAGATCTCGAGAACTGCAAGAAATAAGTTAAAAATAAAAGTGGAACTTTAGGTATATGAGGGTCATTAAACGCTCAGGTCGTATTGAGGATATGAAATTTGACAATGTCACCAATAGGATCAAGAACTTAACGTATGGACTCTCTGATAAATGTGATTCCTCCAAGGTTGCTCAACAGGTATTTTCTTCGATGTATGATAACATCACTACACAAGAGATTGATACTCTTTCTGCTGAAATTTGTGTTGGTATGATCACCTCCGACCCCGACTATGAGACCTTGGCCACTCGTATTGTTGCGAGCAACATTCAAAAGGTTTGTCCCAATAATTTTCATCTCGCCATGCGTAAACTTCAAAAGGCTGGTGTCATCACCGACGAAGTTGTTGAAATTGCACAGCAGGTGAAGGAACACATCAAATCGGATCGTGATTTTGATTTTGGTTATTTCGGACTCAAGACCCTAGAGAAGAGTTACCTTCAGCGTGTCGATGGAAAGCTCATCGAAACACCTCAATACATGTTTATGCGAGTTGCCATTGGTATTCACGGCAAAGATGTACCTTCTGTACTCGATACATATGACAAGATGTCCCAAGGTCTTTTTATTCATGCGACACCTACACTTTTCAATGCGGGAACGCCTCGCCCTCAGATGTCTTCTTGCTTTCTAATTGCCAACAAAGCAGATTCGATTGATGGTATTTATGGTACACTCACAGAGTGCGCACAAATTAGTAAATGGGCGGGTGGTATTGGTATGCACATCCACGACATCCGTGCCAATAAGTCCAGAATTAGGGGTACAAATGGTCAATCTGATGGAATTATTCCCATGCTCAGGGTCTTCAATGCCACGGCGCGCTATGTTAACCAGGCGGGGCGTCGCAAGGGATCCATCGCCGTCTATCTCGAACCATGGCACTCGGATATCATGGACTTCTTGGAGCTACGCCTCAATCAAGGTGATGAGGAAGCACGTTGCCGTGACCTTTTCTCGGCGATGTGGATTCCTGACCTGTTCATGAAGAGGGTTGAGGAGGGTGGAAATTGGTCCCTCTTCTGCCCCGATAAGGCTAAGGGTCTTTCTGATGTGTACGGTCAGGATTTTGAGGACTTGTACACCAAGTATGAGGAGGAGGGTCTCGCTAACGCAACTGTCCCCGCCGCTGATGTATGGAAGGCCATTCTCAAGTCACAGACGGAGACTGGTACCCCATACATGCTCTATAAGGATGCATGCAACTCCAAATCGAATCAGAAGAATTTGGGTGTCATTAAGAGTTCCAACTTGTGTACGGAAATTTTGGAGTACACCGACAAAGAGGAGACTTCCGTGTGCAATCTTGCGTCAATCGCCCTCCCCAAATATGTCAATAAGGAAACGAAGACGTTCGATTACGACAAACTCCATGAAGTTACGAAGACTGTGACGAAGAATCTCAATCGGGTCATCGACCGCAACTTTTACCCCGTAGAAACTGCTCGACGCTCTAACATGAAGCATCGTCCTATCGGTCTCGGTGTTCAGGGTCTAGCGGATGTGTTTATTCTTTGCGGTCTTCCCTTCGACTGTGAGGAGTCTCGCCTCATGAATGCTCACATTTTTGAGACTATGTATCATGCGGCACTAGAGGCTTCATCCGAGTTGGCCGAGGTTGAGGGGTCGTACGAGAGTTTCAAGGGTTCTCCTGCTGCTGAGGGTGTGCTCCAACCAGATATGTGGGATGGTGAGACTAAATTTAGCGGTCGTTATGATTGGGACGCAATGCGTGAGCGGGTAAAGACGAAGGGTCTCCGAAACAGTCTTCTCATGGCCCCCATGCCCACAGCTTCCACTGCACAAATCCTAGGCAACAATGAGTGTTTCGAACCCTACACGACCAATATCTACCTCCGACGTACACTTGCTGGTGAATTTGTCGTAGTCAACAAGCATCTTGTTGACGATCTCAAGAAAGTGGGTCTCTGGTCGAAAGAGATGAAGGATCTCATGGTGAAGGCTGGTGGCTCTATTCAAAACATCGTGGACATCCCTGACGACATTAAACAGCTTTACAAGACTGTCTGGGAAATTAGCCAAAAGTGTATCATCGATATGGCGGCTGATCGTGGTCGATTTATTGATCAGTCTCAATCGATGAACTTGTTTATGGAGAGTCCGACACTTTCCAAACTCTCTTCAATGCATATGTACGCATGGAAGGCTGGTCTCAAAACAGGTATGTATTATCTTCGTTCAAAGGCGAAAGCTCGACCAATCCAATTTAGTCTAGAGCCAGATTGTGTGGCCTGTTCAGCTTAAAGTTTTGAACCGCATGAAGAATAGAAAGACATGGACAAAGCAATCGAAAACCTCCAAATCAACGAATACAATAACCGAAAGATTGTCATTTCTACGAAGCAGGGGACTCCCTTGCGTGTCCAACTTCCACGTATGTATATGCCATTTGGTGTTTCTGGATTTACACCCGAAGTTGGAGCCACCAAATACAACATTGATTTCGCCATCAAGGGATATGACGAAGAGGAGAGCTACATGAAGAAGTTTTACGATTCTCTACGGAAATTGGAGGACACGATCATCGATGCTGTGGTTGAACAGAGTGAAGTTATTTTTGGCTCTACAATGACCAAAGAGGAGCTACTCCCAATGTTTAATTCCAACGTGAAAGAGTCACCTGGTAGGGAACCGAAGTTTCGAATCAAGGTCGATACGAACGTGGAGGAACAAATCAAGGCCAATGTATTTGACGGTGACAAGAACCCCAAAAAGGATGAAGTAACCAATGGTCTCTATGCAAGAAATTCAGGGCATGCTATCGTAGAGCTCAATAGCGTGTATTTCTTGAACAGGAAGTTCGGTTGTACTTGGAAGCTTCACCAGCTTGTCGTCTATGAACCACAAAATCTCAAGGGATTTCAATTTATTATTTAGATTTATTAAGAAGTAAAATACTATAAATAGCCTGAGCCTCCTTAAGTAATTTACCTTGTATTCTGGTAAATTTCTTTGGGTCCAGACCTAATTTAATCTTTGCCACTTTGACAGACTCATCCCACTTTGCGAGGGTCATTCTTACTGTACGCTTACATTTTCTTGATGAGCTTCTTGTACGCCTTGGTACCCTCCTTGGGCTGGAGCTTGAACTCACCCTCCTTAGACTTGAATACCTTGACCATAGCCTTCTTACCCTCCCTCTTCATACGCTTCATGGCGGCATCATGGGCAGCCTTACTCTTGATGCGACCATCCTTGGGATCCTGCATGAGATCCTTCTTCACGAGACCACCAGCAGTCTTGTCCGCAGTACCGTGGAAAACTTCGGCGCGAGAACCAATCATCTTTACTTTATGCTTTGAAAATTTTCTTGATGTCCAAGATTGAAATTTTATCTGTTGTCCTGTTCACAGGGATTTGTTTTTCGATTCTCTCATCGTTGAGTACCTTTGAACACACGATCGACTTATGACCTTGGAGAGCCATCATCTCTTCTTCGACACTCACAAATCGTGGACACTCCTTGTAGATCAACTTCTTCACATAAACAGTTTTGGTCTGTCCCGTTCGGTGCGCCCTACCAATAGCTTGGAGTTCTGTCGCAGGATTCCATGAAGGCGCTGTGATATAGACCCGTGTCGCTTCTTGGAGATTGAGACCCTGTCCACCACTCTTGATTTGGATGATGAAAACAGCACCAGACTGTGCCTTCTTGAATCCCTCAATCTGTTTGACGCGCTCCTCCTTGGGTACTGAACCATCAATGCGAAATGTGGGACACTTCAACTGTGACTGAATATGATTCATCTCACCTCGAAATTGACAGAAGATGAGAGATTTCTCGTTCGGATGAGATGAAATCATATCAAATAGAGTTTCCATCTTCTTTGAACGACCAATCCATTTCTCTGCCTGTGTCTCATTCTGTTTGGCAACACCATCAAGATACATTTGTGGCCAAATCATGGCCTGTCGAGCACGAAGAAGACATTCCAAAATAATCATATTCTTGGCGTTGATGCTGATGGCATTCCTGAATGCATCACGAATAGTATCTTGTGCCTCCAGAAAGACAATCTCATAGAGTTGCTTCTCATCTGGGTACATATCCAGTTCGACATTCTCAAAATGACACGGAGGTAAGCGAAGACGTTCATTGATCTTGGCCAAATCTTCTTTGGTTCGTCGAAGGATGTAGATGTCCTTGATCTTGTTGGTCATACCCTGTACAACCACTTTTGAGAGACCTAAAAACGTACACAGAGACACAAAGTCTTCCATGGAGTTGAATACTGGGGTACCAGTCACAATCCACTTGATTTGGGTCTGGAGACGACACACACTCTTGAACAATTTAGACTTTTTGTTACGGATTTCGTGGGCTTCATCCAAAATGACTCGATCCCATTGTACCATGTGGAGAGGAGTTTTTACATCCACGCTCCCACCCTTCGTTGTCAATAAAGTATAAGGTGCGAGTGTCACGTCAGCATCTTCAATTCTCCTTTCTGGACCATCAAAGATGTTGATCGTCAAATGAGGTGCAAAGCGATTGATTTCTTCCACCCACTGGGTAATGATCGACTTTGGTACGATAATTAAGGTGCGGGGCTTTGGATTCCCAAGCATAGTTGCCACGAGCTGCACGGTCTTACCCAGACCCATTTCGTCACAAAGAAATCCACCTTTGGGCCCAGACGTTTGATTTTCCATTGTAAGCATCCAGAGAACACCTTCACGTTGGTAGGGTGCGAAAAGCCTACCACTCAGGGTGTTCTTAGCATGTGTGTATTGGTCTTCAATCGTCATCGTATGGGTCTTCGTCTGAAAGTACTTGAACTTCACAGATGACTGGTTCAGGTTCCTTTTTCTTTCGTGTCTTTTTCAACTTAGGTTTTGGAAGTTCATCTAGGTGTTCCCTGTAGTACAACACCTTTTCCCAAAATTCCTTCATGACGGGGAAATACGTTTTCCACCATTCACGATCACGTTTGACATTGACAACGTCAAACTCTTCTGGACGGGGCCAATTGGTTTCAGCTGGCTTGTATTGGATAAAGTCAGCCTCTTCCAAATCTAGGATTTCCATACACATTTGAAGTTGTGGCATGTAATGTTCGGGTACCTCACCTGGTATGATCGCTCTTTGTGGTGGACATTTAATCTCAACAAGCTTCCCAGATTCACTCACACCGTCGGGACTTCCACCGAGCCAATCATATTCTGGGTGGGGGCAGAGTCCAATCTCGTGAACAACTTCACCGTGACGCTGTTCGTAAATGATACGTGCTTCATCTTCGTACTTCTCACCATGTCTTGTAGCTGCGTTTCCTGTGAATTTTTCACCGAGACCACACTTTTTTAGTAAGAGACCTTCAGGTGTTTCATACTTATTTTTACCAATTGCTGTCGCTGCATCACTCGCTGTAAGCATATTTCCACGGAGTTTCAACCACGCTTCACTTTTTTGTGCATCATATTCCCGTTCAATCAAAACCTTGACATTCGGGTGCATGTTAGGTTAATTGAGGTTGTAATTTTTAAGCTCATCCATCACTTGAAAATATATCTGGGCAGCATTCTGCTCGGCTTGTTTCTTACTCTTCGCCACACCCCTAGAACAAAACAAGTTATTGATGTAGATGTCAATGTAGAAAAGACCTTCGTGATGTGCGGCGACACGATATTCGGGAAGTTGCCAGTTATTCACTTGACAATGTCGCATGAGGTGATCTTTGTAGTTGTCATCAACCATAATAGAATTTAGATCGACGAGTTTGGGATCCTGGTAAATTCGAAGGATAAACTCTTTTGCATGAATGAGACCTATATCCATATAGATCGCACCGATGAGGGCTTCGAATACATCTTCCAAAATCTTTGGGTTATTGTTCCACCCATTTCGCATACCCTTCTCATCCATAATTACGAGTTCATTGAGACCAAGAGCATTCGCAATACGAGCTAGTGTTTCACCACGAACGAGCTTTGTACGAGCTTTCGTGAGGAAACCTTCTTGACGACTTTCAAAACGATCAAATAAAAATTTAGTGATAACGAAGCCCAACACTGAATCACCAATAAATTCTAGAGTTTCGAAAGACTCTGTAAATTGTTCATACTCCTTGAGAGCAGATTTATGAGTAAAAGCCTTTTGGTACAAATCAAGGTTTTTGATCTTTGTACCAACAAGTTGTTCAGCCCTTTCTTTGGTAATGAAAGTGACCATCGTTGTTATGTTATGTATGTGTTATTTTTTTAAGCCTTCTCCTCCTTCTTGACGTAGTGAGGAGAGAGATACTTCTGGAGGTTAAGGTAAGTTACCTGGACGTCAGCGGGGGGAGCGAGAAGATCCTTAAGCTTGTCGTCGAGGATAATCTGACGACCGTTATCGGGGTGCTTGAGACCCTTATCGGTGATGTACTTGTTGATGGACTTCGTCACCTCAGAACGAGAGACGAGCTCACCTGGGGGAAGTCCAAGGAACTCACGCAACTTAGGCGTCACATCCTGCTTACGGTTGAACCCGTTGTTGGCGGCACGAGCCTTCGCCTTCTCACCGTCAGGATCATCCTGGGTACTCTTAATCTTGCGGATAAGCTTGGTGAGGTTCTTCACGTCAGTGCGGAGGGCGGCAAGCTCGGTCTGAATAGTTTCAAGAGACATTATATCTTTCTTACTTGCTTAATCTTTAAGTCTCTGAAGAAGTATATCGTCGCTACGGTAACAATTAGCCATAATAAAAACATAGAGACTCGCTTGTCCAATGTGAAATAGTCTGGTCGATCTACGTAACGGAACGGTTGTCTAGATCCATCATCAGGACATCCACCAGCACAGCAGTCTGATGGACATGACAAAATTTTGGGTCCCTTTCTCACAGCGCAGAACTGCTCCTTGCTCCCTTTGTATGCGTAACATCTACAGTTTTCGATCACGTTGCAGACCATATTATTATATCACGATATAATAATGGATGATAAGATTTATTCGAAAGTGGTCATAGATAAATTCATTGACGAAAATCTATTTTTCAAGGATGCCAAATTGAAAAAGTACTACGATCGAAACTTACAGAGAGATCTTGGTAAATTTCGTAGTCGAGTGCGTACTACACATTCCGATAAAGATTTCGAAAAGATCATGTATGTTTTTGTCACCGATTCCATACGTGATATCATACTTGACACTATCGGAGAACTCACACAGTTTCTGAGTACTTCGGGTGATCTCATCGTGAGTGGTGGAGAGGCGTTTAATTTGTATACCGATTTCAAAGATAGGATCATCACCAGTGATATTGACGCAAAATTTGTACCACGTATCCCAATGAATGAGAAATATTTTGGTAAATTACAGGCTATAAAACTCACTCTCTGGAACAAGCTCGGGGAACTCGCAAAGCGTTTGAATATGCGCGTCAAGAAGAGAATCATGATGATGCAAAAGAAACATCCCAAATTATTCAAATTTTTAGGAATTGGTTTCAAACAAAGTGGACCATATGTCACACGAAGGTACACGTTGATCAAGAAAAAGAAGACGTCAAATACCAACAAACCTGGTAAAGGTGATATCTTCATCGATGTTGAATTGTTCGCTCTCGATCTCAATATTCGCTTCTTATCGGCGAAAACTGGAAAAATCGACGACTTCAATATGGGTGGTATTCTCGACATCCCGTTCATGCGACCTCAAGAGTTTGGGTATGAAGTGGCACTCACTAAGCGTCGTGGGATGACATATCGTGACGTAATAACTGGAAAATTGGTTAACAATAAGCGAATTCTCGTCGCTAGTAAAGAGTTCCTCATCGAAGACATTTACTTGATGCATAAACTTCGTCTTCGACCAGAGAAGAAGGAAAAAGACCGACAGAGATTAGTCAGGTTGGCACAGTTGTTTGATAAACGTATCAAGGCTTCGAACTCCATGGATGAAGTTTTCAAGCGAATCACACCCAAAATTATTACAAAGTCCAGGGCATCGAGAAAGCCGACGAAGGTTTCGATCAACGCAGCGACGAAGGTTGATCCGTACAAATACAAAAACTTCACGACGGAACCTTCGAATGAACGTCTTTCTAAACAGATCGTACATGGTCTTAAACCTGTCGTCAAAAATACGAACGTTGAAGGGTACAAAAAATCATCAGGAAATCAACGTTTTAATACGAAAAATCTCAAGTGGAAAAACGTCAATAATAACGCATACGTGAAGAATGAATTTCAACTTCGCCCAGAAAACGCACTTCCACTCCCTAAGAATATGAACATTAGCAAAACACTATATGGTTATAAACCCAGGAGAAATCAATGGGTACCAAAGACACTACTCAATAAGGCTGCCGCTATACCATTTGTCGGGTTAAAGAAATGAGACCAAGAGTATACATAAAATGATCTACAACGCCCCAGCCAAAGGTGATGATGGTCTCTACTTTGTGAAAGCACTCAACGACGAGAAGCGTAAGTGTCTCGTTCAGCTCGATAAGGTGAAGATTTCTGATGTGTCAGGTGAAGTTGTCATGGATGTCACGAACAGTGATAAGATTGAGAAACTCGACGCCCAGAACTTGGAGGCTGCTCAAGAGAATTGCGAGACGTGGTTTGGTAAGAAGCTTTCCGAAGGTGTCATCAAGGGTGCCTACACCTCCAGCCTGAAGGATGGTCAGATGACCGCTGATCGTCTTGACATTAGCAAGGTCTTCAATGCGCAAAAGGAACTCATCGACTTCGACGGCGTTCAGCCCGGGAAGGTGTGTGATGTCATCCTAGAGTTTGCTGGTCTATGGTTCGCCAAGAAGGCTTTCGGATCCACATGGAATATTGTCCAGGTCAGGGTACATGATGATCCTATCATCGACACATACCCAGACGAATACGCTTTCGTCGACGAAGATGACCAATAAAAAAATTGTTATACATATATAAAAGATGATGAAGGGTCGTAACCAGAACATTCTAATGCTGGTCGCCGTCGCTGCTCTAATCTTCCTCCTTTTTTCCATGAACAACAAGTCTGGCTACGCCATTGTCGAGCGTGAGTATGCCCCCTTCGGTATGGCTCCCGCTGTTGGTCCCGCTCCAGGCCCTGCGGCTGCCCCAGCCGATGCGGTGTGCGGTGGTATGAACAAGGGTACTGGTCTTGCCTCGTCCCTCCTCCCTCGTGAGGTTGCGTCCGCTGAGGACTTCGGTCAGTTTGCCCCAGAGGACATCCTTGCGGGTCAGAACTTCCTCGAGCCCCGTAAACAGATCGGCTTCCCCGAGACTGTCGGTGGTGCCCTTCGCAACGCGAACCAGCAGATTCGCAAGGATCCCCCCAACCCCAAGGATCCCTTCGTGTGGAACAACTCCACCATCGTCCCCGATCTTATGCAGCGTGGTTTGTGCGCTTAAAGATTTGAAGGTAGAAGTATATAATTAAACATGACAACTGTTGCACCTGATCTCTCCGAGAATGTATCTAAGCTGGTAGAGCTCACAAAACAATTAGCAGAGGCGAAATCCGATATTAAGGTCCTCAATCAGGAGGAGAAGCGCCTTAAGGAGACGGTAAAGAAGCACATGGTCGATCAGGGCATCGACACTATTAACCTCAGGAAGGGTAAGATTAGTATCCGTAAAACCGTCAGGAAGGCTGGGATGAACAAGGATGCAATCAAGGACGGTCTCATGACGTTCTTCGGTGGTGACGAGACGAAGGTCGAGGGCGCCCTCAATGCCATTAAAGACGGACTTAAGACGAAAGAGTCCACCTCTCTCTCCCTAACTGGTATAAAGGATAAGCCCCCTAAGGAAGATAAGTAAGACATCATGGTCTGGAGCCAATATATTTACGAAGCGTCTACTGGCTTTGAGAATGAAGTCAGTGATGACGATGAATTTAACGACAACACTCCTCTGAATATCGAAGACTGGGAAGTCGAATACTCAGATGAACTCAGGTACATGTGGAATACGATCAGGACACTCTTGTATGATGCTGGGTTGGTACATACAGGAGAGTTTTGTGATTTTGTTGAATTTTGTTATACCGAACACGATCCATATAAGGAGCGATGTGAAGGTGAATATGCCGATGAATTGTTCTACATTTGGCGAAATCTCAGGCGAATCGTAGATGATAATAATCTTCACGAAGAAATGATGCGAGGTGCCACATTTTACCACTTCCTAGATTTTACAAAAAATTATATGCGTGTATATTAAATGCTCCCCGATATTACCTCCCAGAAGGTTGCCATCCCCGCTGCTTTATTTCTTGCGCTCAGCCCTGGTGTCCTCGTGACCACCGCTGGTAAGAACGTCAAGTTTGCGAATGGTAAGACTAACCAGATGGCTGTTTTTTTCCACGCGCTGGTCTTCTTCCTCGTGTACAGTCTCATCGCTCGTGCGATGGGTCTCGTGCTCACCAAGACCGATCTTCTAGTGACCACCGCGCTCTTCTTGGCTCTCAGCCCCGGTCTCCTTCTCACTCTCCCCCCTGGTTCGGGTGGTGTCTTCCGCTCTGGTCAGACCAGCCTCCCCGCTGCGTTGACTCATGCGATCGTATTTGCGGTAATCTTTGCGGTATTACGTCGTCAATTTCCTCAATTCTATTAAGTAAGAAGATGAAGTATCTCGTCCTCGGTCCAGCTTCCATGGGAATATACTCTCTCATTGGATCTCTGAAGGCGAGAGAATCTTCACTCGCAGATGTGAAAGAAATTTCAGGTTCTTCAGCGGGTGCAATTTTAGCTTTATTTTTAGCAGTTGGGATGTCCGTGGATGAAATATTAGAAACATCTTTATCATTAAATATCCCCAACTTTGTTAAAATACGTTTAGGGTCATTTTTTAACAAATTTGGTTTTGTTGATATGGGACCTATTCGTAAAAAGTTGGTTGAAATTTGTGGAGGAGATCCCACATTCGAAGAGATTGAAATGAAAATATACATTTCAGCATTTTGCATGAACACGTCTGAAACTGTTTACTTTTCTAAAGATACACACCCAGATATGAAGGTAATAGACGCAGTGTGTATGAGTATGGCTGTACCTTTCATATTTGCGTGTGGCAAATATAAAGGCGAGACGTACGTCGATGGTGGGATGAAAGAAGAATACCCATTGACGCCTTTTTTTGATAAAAAACCACACGAAATTACATGTATAAAAATTAAAATGAATCGTATGTACCAAGAAGATATACAAACTCCTAAAGAATTTGTACAGACACTGGTTCGCTCGGCACTATCTAATCGTGTGCAGTACGACACACCCATAGAAATCGTAGAAATTAATGTGGGTGACACAGATGTGTTTGATTTCAATATGAATTATGAAGAAAAACTACGATTGTATAGTATCGGATATTTGACATAACACTTTTTTTATCAGTTTACAATATATGATAGAGGTTTGTGATCCAGACGCAGATCTAGATGTCCTAAAAAAACTCATCAAGATGAATACAGGACACACCATTAAACTGACAAAAGAACAAACATGTCAGGTCTACGATGATATTAAGGCGGGGAAGTTACCTCTCCCACCTTTGATCATGAGCTCCAACAAGACCTACCTTGTCGACAAAAAATCGCCACTCAAACCCAATGATTATGATATCTTATTTGATTCATCGTCTAAGCGGAACGAGATCAAGATTGTCGCACGTAAAGTTGGACTAAAGCAGTTAGATCAGATGACAAAAAGTCAAATGATCGACTCCATTGGTAAGCGTCTGAAGTACATGAAAATTCACGAACCCGTGAAGATTGGAACGAGGCGTGTCACTCCAGTCAGGAAAGAAGTATTTAACAACACAGCAGTGATGAACAATGTTCAAACGAACAATGTCCAAATGAACAACACAGCAGTGAAGAACAATGTCCAAATGAACAACACAGCAGTGAAGAACAATGTCCAAATGAACAATGTCCAAATGAACAACACAGCAGTGATGAACAACACCAACCGTAAGAACAACGTTCAAATGAACAATGTTCAAAGGAACAACGTTCAAAGGAACAACGTTCAAAGGAACAACGTTCAAAGGAACACGACCGTGAAAACACCAACGACTCGTGTGAATTTCCCAAAGGGTGGTTTATTCATGAAAGGACAAAGGCCAAAATTTCTTAACGGCCGGGTGAGCGCCGTTAAAAAACCTATACAATCGATATTCAAACCAAAACCTAAGCAAACATTCATCAAGTCTGATACATTCACGGGTGCTAAAAAGGGATATGTATTTAAAACGGGAAACCAAGGAACTGGATACTACTTGAATGAAGGCCCAGTGGTTATTCAAGGACCTAGTTTAATTAACAAAGAAAAGTACATTTCCGAACAGAAAAGAAAATTCATGGACATGATTGCGAATGTAAAACTTTCTGATGCAGACAAAAAAAGTCTCCAAGATCTCATAGACAATAAGACAAATCTAAACGTTTTAAAAAATCGTGCTAATAAATTGGTTCAACAGAGAATTAGAGAGAAAAATGAAACTATAAAACAAAATCTTCTCACTTATCTCACTCCTTTAAAAATAAATCAAACAAATAAGAATGCCTTTATCACTCGTTTTAATAGAGGTGAAAGTATAAATGTTATCAAGCGTGCAGCTAAACAACGGGAAGAAGATGTAGCTCGTGGCCAAACTGAAAATGTGAGGACTCGTCTCGTTCGAAACCTCAACGCACTTGGTTTGAATGCACAAGATAAGAATACTATCATGGGTAAGTTTGATAACGGAAATCGAAACATTGGTAAACTCGTTGAACAAGCTGAAAATCTCAAAAAACGTAGAAATGCTGATAAATTGGAAACCGAAAAACAAAGACTTAATGCTCTTGCTAAACAACTCGATGTCAACATAAATGTATCGGGACTCAGTACATTAAATGGTGTTGCGGGTCTTGAAGAGAGAATCAGAGCGGCTGGAGCTGAGAAAGTTAAGGGTACTTTCGCAGAGAAAGTTCAAGCTCTTTCGAAGATCGCATCTGATCTGAATTTGAACACAAACTTACAGTCCAACATATTCAAAATAAAAAATGACAATGAACTTGACGCCATGAAAGTTCGCATCATCAACGCTGGTAAAACTAAATTATCCAACCGAGCCAAGTCTTTGAAGATTAACGTTTCCAAGAACATCACCAATGTCAACAATGTTAACAAGTTGTTTCCACTTCAGCAAAAAATAAATGATCTGGGCGCTGCCAAGAAAAATGAAGAAAAACGAAAACAAGCTAAACAATTAGCCGAGCGAAGAAATGAACTCAAACAATACATCAATACAATTTCAATTTTGTCCCAAAACAAAAAGAATGCATTCGTGCGCCAAATCAATCTCAATAACACCAATCTAACGGAACTTCGTAAAGAGATTAATACCGAAGTTCAGAAAATCAAGGACGAAAAGCGTTCAAAAAATCTAGATGAACTCGAACAATATCTCCAACCACTCAATATTAATAAAGCGAAGTTCATTCAACGCTTCAAGAATTCTAACATCTCACTCACTAACATAAAAGCTGCCATCAATAAAGAGGTAGCTGCGAAGGGTGATCTCAATAGTAAAAAACGAACACTTTCTAATAAGATTGACGAGGCTAAAAGTTTTGACGTCGTGTTTAATTTCAACACAAATACAACCCCATTGAACACCGTCGAGAAGATCGACGATGTGAATCGTAAAGTTGACGATGCTATAGAGCGTGTGATTAATAAGGGAAGAAATGCACTCTCGAATAAAATCATCAACGCCAATGTGAAGAATGATTTTATGAATAAGGTGACTGCCGTCAAAACACTCAAAAATCTCAAGAATGTTCAGAGACAGATTGAAAATGCCATCGTATCTAAGAAGAGTGCCAAAAAGGAAGAAATTACAAAATACATGAGGAATTTGGGTCTTAATAACAGTGATATTCAAATCGTCGTGTCTCGAAATCTCAGTCTAAATGATAGCCGTCAGATGGCAAATGGTATTTTGGACAAAAAGAAGAGACTCGAACTCACCAAACTTCTCGACGAAAAGAAAGTTCCAGTCGCTGATCGGAAACAATTTTACAATAAAATCACGAAAAATTCCAACATCAGTACCATCGAGAAAAATGTTGAAGAATATTTGAGAAAAAAGTCGAGAGAAACAATTTCGAATATCACGCAAGTTTTGAACAAATACAACTTAAAAAATGAGGATCGTCAAGCTATTTTGAA